ACATATTGTATATATTTTATATATTATTTATATTAAATAATCTATAAAATGATTCTGTTTATAAACGATTCATCATTCCTTTTTTAGCATGACATTTTCTACAGACAGCTGCTAAATTACTTACATGGTTAGAACCTCCATATTGTAAATCAACCTTATGATCTACTTCAAATGTAGCGTCCAATTGCTCTCCACAATATTGACATCTCCAACTCTGCTGTGAAGCAACATATTTCTTTTTTGTTTCACTTACACTACGCTTTGTTGAACCAAAACCAGAACGCATCATACGCTTGGTCTGTGGTGTGCTAGTTAAATTTTCAATTATCTTATTTGAATTGGTTAAATCAAAAATAGGTGTTATCATATCTCTTGTATTGGAATCAATTGGTAAATAACGAACTACATTGGAACCATGAAGTAGTAATTTTTGCGAAGATAAGGGATATTTTTTAATAAATACATATAAACTTAAACCAATAAAACCAATAGTTGCTATTTTGAAATATTTCTTTTTTGTTAAAAACCATTTGGAATAAGCCCCATCATGATACGTATCAAAAATCAATAATATTGTTATTATAAAAATCCATTTGTCTATTCCCATTATATAAATAATAATATTTTAATAGTTATAAATTCGTCTGTATAATATAGACAATTCCTGAGATATTTGTAAAAAAGCAATTACTAGCAACAATACCGAAATAAGAAATAATGTATTTTCACAACATTTATATACTTTTGACATTTAATTGTATTGGATGTATGTATTTAAATTATTTTTTATATAAGTAAGCCACTAATCCAACAACTCCTAATACTATACCTATCTGTATTACTTTTCTCTTAAGATTATAATAATCTTTATCTTGTTCTTTGGATGGTTTGTATTTATCATAATATTTTTCTAAACTGCTTTGTAAATCCTCTGTTTTCATATTATTTTCTTTATAAATTTTATTAAATATATAATGAACCCATTTCATAAATGACAACCTGGATTCTAAATAAGGTGTTACTGGATAATTATCAATCATTTTAATGAAATCATTCCCTAATGGTTTCATAGGAATAAATAATGGAATGTTTTGAACAAAATCATAATATTTTTTCTTAGTAACATCATTAGGGTATTTTGGATAATTTAAGGCAATTGTTAGCATAACAAATTTTATATGAGGCAACCAAACCTCCTTGTTTAAACTCATTTATATAGGAAATGATATAAAAATAATTTGATTTTTACATATAGAACCAATGAATATAAATCAAAATAAAAATATTTTTTGTACTAATTGTGGGAAAAATGGCCATCATTTTAGATCATGTAAAAAACCTATAACAAGTTCAGGTATTATATGTTTTCGTAAAAGAAATCATAAAATCGAATACCTATTGATATGTAGAAAAGATACATTAGGATATGTTGAATTTATGAGAGGTAAATATCCAATGTATTTTAAATCGTATATCATTAATTTAATTAATGAAATGACTATTCAAGAAAAAAATAATTTACTAACAAAAACGTTTGATGATTTATGGTATCAATTATGGGGAGATTTTGTAAATTCAAAATATTCAACAGAGGGTAAAATATCAAAGTCTAAATTCAGTCATATTAAAGATGGTGTAAATATTTATGACTCTGATTTTTTTGAGTTGAAAGAATTAATTCAAAAAAGCACTACCAAATGGACAGAACCAGAATGGGGATTTCCTAAGGGACGTCGGGAATATCATGAAACAGATGTAGACTGTAGTAAAAGAGAGTTTCAAGAAGAAACAGGTATTTTAAGTAGAAGAATAAATATGATATTAAATGTTATACCATATGAAGAAACTTTTATGGGTTCAAATTACAAATCCTATAAACATAAATATTATTTAGCTTATATGAAAGATATTGATAATTCAACTAATTTTCAAAAAACAGAAGTTAGTAATATGAAATGGTTAACTTATGACCAAGTGTTAAAACATATCCGTCCTTACAATAATGAATTAATAAATATTGTAAAAAAGGTAAATAAATTAATTAAAGATTATGCAATTGTTTGATGATAATAAATATTTATAATATTTCAGTTATAAATATTTGTTTTTTTATAGTTTAATCTAATCTAATATTATATTAATAATGGAAGAAAATTTATATCCACATATTGAATCAAAAGATTTCAATAGAAAAATAACATTAAAAAAGGAATTTTCAAATACAAAATTAAATGGATATTCAAAAAAAGATTATAAGGATATTGAGAAAATTTCAGATAAATTATGTAATGTTAAAGATTTTGAATTAACAAATCATCAGCAATTTGTTAGAAATTTTCTATCATTTGAAACTCCTTACAATAGTTTATTATTATATCATGGATTAGGTACAGGTAAAACGTGTTCTTCTATATCAATTTGTGAAGAAACTAGAAAATATATGAAATTAATGGGATATAATAAAAAAATCATTGTTATAGCTAGTCCAGTTGTTCAAGAAAATTACAAATTACAATTATTTGATGAAAGAAAACTTACATTGGTAGATGGTTATTGGAATATAAAAGCATGTACAGGAAATAAATTTATAGAAGAAGTAAATCCCATGTTTACAAAAAATATATCACGTGAAAAGGTAATTAAACAGATTCATAAAATAATTAAAAATTGGTATCAGTTTATGGGTTATTTAGAATTTTCCAATTATATAACTAGTATTATTAAAAAAGCAAATATATCATTAACTGATACAGATTTAAAAGATAAAAATAAAATAGAGATAATTGAAAAAGAATTTTCAAATCGTGTAATTGTTATTGATGAAGTTCATAATATTAGAACAGGAGATAAAATGAAACGAACATCGGAACATTTTTTAAACTTGGTAAAATATGCAAAAGATACAAAATTAATTTTACTAACTGCTACACCAATGTATAATGATCATAGAGAAATCATATGGTTATTAAACTTGATGAATTTAAATGATGGTCGATATATGTTGAAAGAAAAAGATATTTTTGATAAAAAAGGAGAACTAATAGTAGATAGTAAAGGGAGAGAAATAGGAAAAGAACTATTAATTCAAAAAAGCACAGGATATTTTAGTTATGTAAAAGGTAATAATCCATTTACATTTCCTTTTCACATTTTACCAGAAACTAGTAGCCGAAGTGAATCATTAAGATTGTTATCAAAAAGTAAAAAATGGTCTTATCCTAATTTACAAATTAATGATTTAAAAATAGATATACCAATACAATATTTAGATTTATTTATCAATAATATTGGTGGAACTATACAAGAAAAGGCATATAAATTACTTATTGAAAAATTAAAAAAAGATAATCCAGTTTTGAAAAAGAAAAATAAAGGTATTCAATATACCATTATAGATGGTCCTTTACAATTATTAAATATGGTGTATCCTAACGATGCTATTGTATCCGACAAAAAAGTTACTAATTCTACAATTGATAAATTATATGGGAGAGATGGTCTATTGCGATTAATGACTCGTAATAAAAATAAGCGAGATTATCAATACAAACCATCTACAGTTGAAAAATTTGGAAGAATATTTTCAGAAAGTAAAATAAAAAATTATAGTAAAAAAATACATAATATTATAACTGAAATAAAAAAATCAAAAGGAATTGTTATGATATATTCACAATTTATTGAGGGTGGTTGTGTTCCTCTAGCATTGGCGTTGGAAGATTTGGGATTAGTTCGTTCTAATGGTAACAACTTGTTTAAAAATCAACCAAAAAATCGTTATAAATTTGTAAATGAAAGGGGAAAGAGTTTTTATGGAAGTTATGCTATGATTACAGGTGATCCAAACATCTCTCCCAATAATAAAAACGAATTAAAAGAGGTTACAAATATTAAAAACAAATATGGTGAGTTTGTTAAGGTTGTTATAATATCCAAAGCCGGTTCAGAGGGATTGGATTTTAAAAATATTAGACAAATTCATTTAATGGAACCTTGGTATAATTTAAACAGAACAAAGCAAACCATTGGTAGAGCAGTTCGAAATTTAAGTCATTGTATGTTACCATTTAAAGAACGAAATGTAGAAATCTTTTTATATGGAACACAATTAGATAATAAAAATGAAAATGAAGCTATTGATTTGTATATGTATAGATTGGCTGAACAAAAAACGATGCAAATAAACAAAATATCTCAGATATTAAAAGAAAATGCCTTGGATTGTGTATTAAATAAAGAACAAATGAATCAATACCAAAAAAATGTGGAAATTGAATTATCAAGTGGATTGACATTGAAAGATTTTGATGTTAGAGCAAAAGATTATAGTTTTGCTTGTCAAATAGGAAAATGTAATTACACTTGTTTATTGGATAAACAACCCGATTTTAATGAAAATGATAAAGATTCATCTACTTATAATGATTATTTTATTATATTAAATTTAGATGTTTTGATTAAGAAAATAAAGTTTATTTTTTCAAACAATTACATTTTACATAAAAAACAATTGTTTATGATGATTAATCAATACAAAAAATATTCAGATGAAGAAATTTACATTGCTTTGGATATTTTAATCAATAACAAAAATGAATTTATAAAAGATCTGTTAGATAGACCAGGTAAACTTGTAAACATTGGTGAATACTACATGTTTCAACCCATGGAATTGTATAATAAACAAATACCTTTATTCAACAGAAAAACACCAGTAGAATATGAAAATGATAAAATTAAAATGAGTATACCAAAGGTAGTTTATAAAAAAAAGAGCAATAACAATATGATATTAGATAATATTGTATCTATTTATGAATTTTTAAATGATGATATTAAAACGATATCAATTCCTAATAAATTAGAAATAAGTAAACATAAAAAAATAATTAATAAAATTAACAGCAAGTTTAATATTGATATTAATGAATTAATAAAATACAGTATTTATCATAACATTGAAGAATTACCATTTAATTCAAAAAAATACATATTAATGTTCTATGAAACCATGGAAAATGAAACCGTAAAATCAATTATAAAATCATATTTTAATAATTATCTAATTGGAAAAGTAAAAGAAAATAATGTTTTAGCAATACCTAATGAAAAAAGCAAGTTAAGAAAATATAGTTTTTTTGTTGAAGAAAATAAAACTTGGAAAGAAGAAACAAAATCATTATCGGCGTTAATTAAAAAATTAATTGAAAAATATAAAGTTACAAATTGGAAATCAAAATGGTTAATGGATGGTAAAGAAAAAACAATCCATTTTTATGATTCGTTTAGAGATAGAGTTGTAAGTAAAATGAAAGAGTTAGGAGAGAAAACAAAAAGTAGCGGTAAACAATGTAGCGTTGGTCAAAGTAAACTATCTATATCCAAAAAACTAGAATCATTAGAAAGAATATTAAGGGTTAAAACAAATAAAACAACAAAAAAACAAGATATTAATAACACCAAAGATATGTGCGTCGCTATAATGTTATATTCCTATATTTTAACATACAAATACAATGAAAAATTCAATTTTAATTTGTTAGAAAATTACTTATATGACGTTTCTCTTTTACCGAAATTAGACAAATCAAAATTAGATAAGGATGGAAAAACATTATTTTTAGTATAAAATTGAATTAATAATATTTTTACGGTATGAATATAAAAATTTATATTAATACTATATAATGAAAAATACAAAAAATATCAAAAAAGGTTCTATTTATATTAAATCTGTTTTGGTTAGAAAAATTTATGTAGAATTTAAACATGTTGATAATTATTTAAAAGAACATATGTTAGCGAGGTTAAAAGAAGAATATGAAGGAAAATGTAGTAAAGAAGGATATGTAAAAACTAATTCAATAAATATAATTACACATAGCTCTGGTGTAATAGAAGGAAATAAATTGTCTTTTGATGTATCGTTTGAATGTTTAATTTGTCATCCAGTTGAAAATATGAAAATAAAATGTGTTGTTAAAAATGTTACTCGTGCTGGTATTCGAGCGGTTTATTATAAAGAAGACGAAAATCCAATTGTTATGTTTATTGCTAGAGAAAATAATCTTAAAAACGATGAATTTAATAAAGTAAAAGAAAATGATATAATTATTACAAAAGTTATAGGAATAAGATACAAATTAAATGATGAACATATTTCAATTATAGGAGAGTTATCTTCCACTAAAAAAAACAAACGCAAAACAACAAAGAAAAATGTAAAGTAATTGTAACTATTAAAATAATATAAACATTTTTTTATAATTTAAATTATATGATTAGTATGAGTGTCGTCGAGACATTGCAAGATGAAAAATATACAACCGATCAATTGAAAAATTTAAAAAAAGAAATTGATAAAAAGGACCAAAATCATCATAAGAAAATATTAGAAATTATAGTGAAACATGATATTAAATTTTCTGAAAACAATAATGGCGTTTTTTTATCATTAAATAAGTTACCTATTGCTACTATTAAAGAAATAGAGGCTTACTTAAAATACATTGATGAGCAAGAAAACATGTTGTCTACTATTGAAAGTACGCAAGAAGTATTTGAAAAAGAATATTTTAATAAAAATGTTTAAAGAGATGAATAGTTATAATATAACATGAATAACCGAACGCATTTCAAATCAATGAGTCATAATAACAGAAACAATTATAGAAATAATCATAGAAACAATAATAATAACAATAATAATAACAACAAAATTAATAATAGATACAATGTTTATACTCCAAATAATAATGATATAGAAGATTTATTAATGAACCTTAATAAATATTCATTAACAAATAAAAATATTATACAATCTATTTGTATTTCTGAAGAACATATAAAAAATAAAAAGCAAACTCCTAGTGAAGTTAAAATTACAAAAAAGAAAACAGATTATTTTTATCCATCTTTAGATTGTAAAGATAGTTTATTGTGGTGTTGGATTTCACATCATTATGGTTTTCAAGAATATGAGTTAAATAAAAACAACTTATATAATTATGAAATTAATAAAAAATTCGAATACGTTAGTTATATTAGAGGCAATAAACTACTATTAAAATCATTAAAATTAAATAGAACAAAGTTAGAAGAAAACTTACTTGATGATAATGGTATAAATTTGGGGCTATTTACATTTATATGTTTGGTTCATAAATATAATGTTATTTACACGGATAATTACATGTATTATGAATTTATCGATGATTTTAATACGGAGTATATTATGATTAATAAAAGAAATAATAAATATGGTTTATACACCAAAGAAAAAGTAACAAAGGAAAATTTAGAATCTTTTAAGAAAAATAAGTGGATTGTTGAATCGATAACAAAACCGTTACGTTCTGTTTGTAGTTATAAAGTAGCCGAAATAAAAGAAATATGTAACATAATGAATATTGAAACCATGAAAACAGAAAAGAAAAGTTATACTAAAAATGAATTATATGAAAAAATTAAGCAACATATTATGTAATATAGTATAAATAATGAAAATATTCATATTATAATTAGTAATTTACGGATTTAAATTGATAAATATAAATTTAATTTAAATAATATTAAATTTATATACAATTATATATATTAATGAGTCAAAATGATTTCTCAACCTCGTTTACCGAATATTTAAAAAAATATATTCAATCTAACCAACAAACAGATGAATTTGAGTTGCGTTTTGGTACCAATTATTCTAATAAAATTACCCGTATTGATTTTGATAATGTAATTAAGAAATTAAAATTAAATAACTTTACCTGTGAATCTCCCAATGGCCAATATCATTTAAATATACAAAATGAATTTTTAGATGAACGTTCCGGCCGACTTCGGATGTCCAATATCAGAACTGAAATAAAAGGACTAATGAATATTAAAAAATATTGTCTTAAAAATACATTTAATTTAGAAATACCAGAAGTTTATGTTTCCTTTTTACAGAAAAAGAAAAAAGTAGATACGTCTAACGAAGCGATGAATGCTCTTGATAATAATAATTATGAATTTCGTGTTAATTATAAAACAGAAAATACACTTACAAGTAATTATCCTTTAGTTAGAAATATGCTTAATGAATGGAATAATACTAAAAAAACATTTCGTTTAATTAAGAGATTTACTTTTCAATCAAAAGAAGGGTTTCCATTTAAAGTTGATCTTAGTATTGTAAGAACTTCAAAGTGGGATTATAAAAACAGAAAATATATTCCAGAATCTACTATACAAAAATCAAATTTGTTTAAAAATGAAGAATCTTATGAAATAGAAATAGAATTAGATAACAATTTAGCAAAACAATACAAAAACGCTGCACAACTTAAGAAAAAATTAAACCAAGGCATTAAATTAGTATTATCTGGATTACAACAAACCAATTTCCCTATATCTTATACCGAACAAAAAGCAGTTTTATATAATTTTGTAAAAATGACGAGTAATAGCACAAATCAATCCTTATTTGCTAATGATAAGAAAGGTCATAATATGAGAAAAAATAGAAAGAATTTTATAGCCCCTTCTTCCATTACATTAGAAATGGAAAATGCTGCTCCAAATATCGATGATTTAAATATACCAAATATTCATGGAGCTTACACTGTTACAGATAAGGCAGATGGTACAAGAAAACTACTTTATATTGGACAAAAGGGAAAAATATATATGATTGATATCAATATGAATGTTCAATATACCGGTTTATTAACAAAAGATAATAAATTTTATAACAGTGTTTTGGATGGCGAACATATTATTCATGATAAAAATGGCAAGTATTTAAATTTATATATGTGTTTTGATATTTATTTTAAAAATAAAGATGATTTACGATATTTTCCATTGATTTATAGAGACAATTTAAGTTTTGATGATAAAAAATACAATACTGGTATTTCTAGGTTAGAAGAGCTTACTAAATTTGTGAAACAAATGGATATTTTGTCTATTGTAAAAGATAAAAAACCAACGATGGATATAAAAGTAAAAACATTTTATTCAAATATAACTAGTAAAAATGAAAAAATTAGCATATTTAAATCTTGTGGGTCATTGTTGGACTTGATGAATGATAATTTGTTTGATTATGAAACAGATGGATTGATATTTACACCTATAGATAAGTCTGTAGGTAGTGATAAATTGGGTGTTTTGGAACATCAAAAAACATGGAAACATAGTTTTAAATGGAAACCACCTGAGTTTAATACGATTGATTTCTTGGTTACTACTAAGAAAAGTGAAACAGGAAAAGATATCATTAAACATTTATTTCAAGAAGGCAATGATATGGGAAAAAACAAAAATAATTTGGTTCAGTATAAAACAATAGAGTTGCGAGTAGGGTTTAATCCTAAACAACACGGTTTTATTAATCCATGTCAAGATGTTATTGATGGCAATTATCCTGGAAGTGTAGATTATGATTATAGAGAATACAAACCTGTGCCATTCTTTCCAAGTGAACCTAGTCCTAATTTTAATGTTCATTTGTGTCATATTCCACTAATCAATGGTAATATGTTTATTGAAGACAATACAGAAACATTTGAAGATAAAACCATTGTAGAATTTAAATATGTTAAGGAAAATGATAAATATCACCAATGGATTCCTATAAGAGTTAGACATGATAAAACGGCTGATTATAGAAGTGGTAATCGAAATTTTGGTAATGCTTATCATGTAGCTAACGGAGTATGGAAATCAATACATAATCCTATTACAAGTGAAATGCTAAGTGGTAAAGATGGATTTGATCTTGAAAACAGTGAAGTATATTACAAACAATCTGCAAGAAAAACAACCACGCGAGGATTAAGAGATTTTCACAATAAATTTGTAAAAACAATACTTATTAAAAATGCTGCTAAAAATAAAGAAACGCTTATTGATATGTCTGTAGGACGCGGTGGTGATTTATTTAAATGGCATCAATCCAATTTAGAGTTTGTATTGGGTATTGATTTATCTAAAATGAATTTGGAAAATAGAAAAGATGGCGCGTGTGCTAGATATTTAAAATATAAAAGTAAACATAGAAAAGCACCTACATGTTTATTTATCAATGGCAACAGTGGTTTAAATTTAAGAAATGGTAGTGGTATTATTGATGCTAAAGGTAAGCAATTAATGAGTGCTGTTATTGGAAAGGGTAGTAAAGATAAGGGGGTATTAGGAAAAGTTGCTTATGATAATTATGGAATCGGTAGTGAAGGCTTTGATGTTGTATCCAATATGTTTTCCACTCACTACTTCTTTGAAGATGTTGAAATTTTAAACGAATATTTAAAAAATGTGTCTGAAAACTGTAAAATAAATGGTTATTTCATTGGAACTTGTTATGATGGTAACAAAGTATTTAATATGTTAAAAAATAAAGAGTTTGGCGAAAGTGAATACATTATTGAAAACAATGAAAAAGTATGGGAAATAAAAAAAATGTATTCTAATAGCAGCTTCCCTTCTGATATGAACGGAGTTGGATTAAGAGTGGATGTGTATCAAGAATCCATCAACAAAATGTTTCCTGAATACTTGGTGAATTTTGATTATTTTAAAGAAGTATTAGAATTGTATGGATTTGAAATGATTGATGGTGATGAATGTAAGGAGTTTGGTATATTTACTGGTGTTGATTCATTTCAACGATTATTTAATAAAATGAAGAATGATATTGAAAATAGAGAAATGCATGTTAAAAAAATAGGTGAAGCATTAAATATGACCGATTATGAAAAAAAGGTATCCTTCTTAAACAACTACTTTATATTTAAAAAAGTTAGAAATGTAGATGCTAGTAATGTATTTAAGGTTCAATTAGATAAGGCCAATGATGTATTGGATAAAAATAAAGAAAAAATACGAAAAATGAAAGATAATTTAAGAGTAGTAAAAAGAAATGTTGTAAAGTTAAAACGAAAAATAACACTTGTATAAGTTATAATTTAGTAATATCATTTTTATTGATACAATAAATAAAACAATATAAAATTACCATAATAAATAATATAGAATATAAAATGTTATATTATTTATTACCAGATTGTAATCATATATTAAAATCTATTGATATAAAATTTAAATTTAAATCAAATGAACAACATCCAGAACAAGAGATATATTTGAGTCCTAGTTTACATAGTTATTTAAACAATGCTAAGGAATTGATTGATCAAAATTATAAAAAATGGGATATGGTTAAGAAATATACAAATCCATATGAATTTATACATAGTTGTTTGCCTCATATGAATTATTCTATTGCGAAGGTTAAACCAGTATCACGTGCATTTTTTAAACTGATTGAAATATACAAACATTTCAATATTTTAGCCAATTATACTAGTTTGAAAAGTTTTCATTTGGCAGAAGGACCAGGGGGATTTATTGAAGCGACTGCTTATATGAGGTCAAATCCATTGGATACTTATTATGGAATTACATTGACGAATGATGAAGATTATAGTATACCAGGATGGAGAAAAAGTGAATATTTATTTAAAAAATACAAAAATATTGTAATTGAGAAGGGAAAGACGGGTAATGGTGATTTGTATAATGTTGAAAATTACAAGCATATGTTTGATATGTATAAAAATAGTATGAATATTATTACTGCTGATGGTGGGTTTGATTTTTCAGGGGACTTTAATAAGCAGGAAAATAATGCATTTCGCTTGTTATTTACACAAGTAGCATATGCTATTGTTATGCAGAAATACAATGGTGTTTTTATCTTAAAAATATTTGATGTTTTTTTGAAAAGTACCACTCAATTGATTTATTTGTTGAATTGTTTTTATAAAAAGGTTTATATTGTGAAGCCAAATACAAGTCGTCATGCTAA